CCACCAAGCAGAGCTTATGAACGATGAGTGGAGGGTTGAATGCTTTGAAACTGTTTTAAAATACATACTACCTGAAGGAGAATCACATGCGTTTATTGCGGGACAAAGGCAGAAACATCTTAGCCAGATTGACCTCTTTAATTAAAGGGGTTTGGGAAGACATGACGGAGGGTGAGTTAAGTGAGAACGAAAGAACTTATATTAAAACATCTGCCGTTATATTTTTATTATTTCTTTATGTATGGGTGACATTATGAACTCGTTAACTAATAGTCAAATGATGATGAACAAAAGTGTCAGAGAAGCAGCGGATGATATTGGCTTGTCTGCTGGACAGTTTATAGACTGGATAGAATGTAATCAAGGCTCTGATTATAAGATTAATGTAGATGAAAAAAATAGAACTGTTTGTTGCGTGTACTCAGATGGTGACGGGGGTGCAATGTACATTGAAGGGACTACATTTTTTTATGAGGCAGAGGCAGTGAGGATCTGTATGATTGACGATATACCGTGGTGCGAGGTGCTCGTTAAAGATCTTGTTGCTGTATTAAAAGAAATAGAAGAACACGTTATTCGTTTTTGTAATCTTTCGAGTGAGGAGGAGTATAGAGAATTGTATAATCCTATAAGCGACAATGGTATAGACATGTAAAATTAAATATTAAAGGAAGAGCAATGAAAGTAGAATTGATTGATTTGATGGGCGGGGACTTGACTGTTGTAAACAGTGCCAGAGTTTCCTTTGATAAGATAGCATCTAAAGTTAAGGAGTCAGACCAGAAGTTAATTAGATACCTAGCAGCACACGACCACTGGACTCCATTTGGACACGTTCAGGCACAGTTCAGGATTAAGGCTCCCGTATTTGTCGCAAGGCAGTTGGTTAAGCATCAGGTGGGCATGGTTTGGAACGAGACGAGTCGTAGGTATGTAGATAGCGAGCCAGAGTTTCATGCACCTGAAGCTTGGAGGAAACGTGCGCCAGATAAGAAACAAGGTTCACTATTAGAAACATTTACAGGGATAGATGAGGAGCATTGGGATACAATATATTGGGGCCACATGGAAACTTGTAAGACTATCTACGATATCATGATTGCTTCTGGTGTAGCCCCTGAACAGGCTCGTATGATTCTACCGCAGTCTATGATGACTGAGTGGATATGGACAGGATCACTGGTTGCATTTGCTAGGGTAGTTAAGTTAAGATCCAGTTCTGATGCACAGTATGAGTGTCAGCACATAGCAAACAGAATTAAAAAAGAGTTAGACAACACCCCACAAGTTGAGTATTCTTGGAGAGAATTATGTCAATAGGCACTAGGATTTTTGTACACGATACTGTTAAAATTAATATCAAGAGATCACTCGCAGATGAGAACCAGTCTAGAGACACTTGGGACATTACGATAACAGATGATAGAGGTGAGAACGTGACTATCTATTGTTGGGGTGATGATGCTATACTTACGGGAGATCTTACAGGAGAAGGTGTATGACAGCAGACGAGGAAGGTTGGATTGAAGGGATGGCAGACTTCTATTCATCAGTAGATGACGCATGGGCATACGCTTTTGTTATGAGCTTAGGCACACGTACCCCCAGTGACGAGATGAAACAAAAGTTTATTGAGTTTGTTTCATCCACACTCATGGGCATAGACGGCGACCTTTCTTGTAGCACTGATGACATCATCAACATGATCCCTGACTTCATTGAATACTTAGGAGACTGGTAATGGGTGGCACAATAAGAGTATCCAAGAAAGACTTTTTTGATTTTAAATTAAAACACGAATGGCTCTTGTACTCTGATAAAATATTGACTAAGCTACACACTATTGAAGAAGACGGTACGTATGTGATAAGCTTTGGTGATGGCATTTCCGAAGATGCTTATGAGCTGTACAATAAATTCATAACTGAGAAAGGAGAGTAACTAAGTTGAACCGTGGTAAACTAGATAACCAAACTACTAATAAGGAAACGACCTATGAAAACTATTGATGGAATCCCCCAGATCATTGAAGGTGTATCTTACTACGCACACCTTGGTAAACCTGTGGCTGACTATGCTGAGAAGCAACAAGCTGGGTCAGGTAAGTTCGGATGGGAAATCAATCTTGCTGTAAGCGATGAAGTCTTTGAAAAGTTTCAACGCGCTGGCTTTAATGTAGGGTTACGCCCTGCTGGAAAGAATAACTACACGGAAGATAATGTTATTACTTTCTACAAGTATCATCTGAACTACAACGGTACAGAAAACTCTGCGCCTATTGTAGTAGATGCTGATAAGAACCGCTTTGAAGATATGATTGGTAACGGTTCTAGGGTTGCGGTACAGTGGTCGGCTATGCCTTATGCTAAAGGAAAGTATAAGCGGCCTATCGTAAACGCTGTTCAAGTTCTGTCCTTAGTTGAGACAGGCGGTGCAGCAACACCATTCACAGAAGAAGAGGTAGCATTTTAATATGACTCAATTTACATACAAAACAGACGAGGGTTTGTACGATGCAGAAAAGCTGAATGATACTGCTAAAGTAGCATTCAACTATCTTGCTGAAGTACAGGCTGAGATTCAGAGCTTGACTAAAAGGATCGACGTTCTTAATGCAGCCGCTAAGACTTACAATCAGCTGGTGCAAGATAACTTAGACCCAGAAGCCTTAGTAACTGAAGAGGAAAGTACAACAACCGAGGACTAAAGGATGACGATTGTTCAATCACACCTACCATGTCCTGAATGCGGAAGCAGTGACGCACTCTCTATCAATGATGATGGGAGTGCTTACTGTTTTTCTTGCACAGGATACACCAAACAGCACAACAATCCGCAAGGAAGACCAACAATGGAAGTAGTGAACAGCAACAACGAGCCTATTTATTTTGCAGACGAAGGACAATATGCTGCCCTTAAAGATAGAGACATATCATTAGAGACAGCTAAGAAGTTCGGAGTTAAAGTAACCTTTGATCAACACGGAGAAATATACAAACACATCTACCCCTACTACGCAGACAACGAAGTCATAGCACGTAAGACTAGGTTCGCTCAGAACAAGAGCTTTGCGTGGGCAGGTGTAGGAAACAAGGCAGGACTATTCGGTCAGAACTTATTTAAAGACGGCGGCAAGTACATAACGATCACTGAGGGTGAGTGTGATGCGATGGCAGCGTATGAACTGCTTGGATCTAAGTGGCCCGTAGTTAGTATTAAGTCAGCGTCTACTGCTGAACGAGATGTTAAAGACAACCTTGAGTACCTTGAAAGCTTTGAGAATGTGGTCATTGCTTTTGATAGTGACAAGGCAGGGAAGGAGGCAGCACGTAGAGTTGCTCGCTTACTGAAGCCTAGTAAGGCTAAGATACTTACCATGCCAGAGGGATACAAAGATCCTAACGACATGCTACGAGCTAACCTGCATACAGGCTTTGTTAGATGCTTCTGGGATGCTAAGACTTATACGCCTTCAGGTGTGATGAATGTCTCAGAGAACCGTGACAAGTATAAGAACAGAGAGAAGAGAGAGTCAGTACCTTACCCTTGGCAAGGATTGAACGAGAAGCTAGAGGGTCTGAGGCAGGGTGAGCTTATCACTTTGACCGGCGGTACAGGCTTAGGTAAGTCTAGTGTAACCCGCGAGCTAGAGCACTGGCTCATCAAGCAGACTTCAGATAACGTAGGAGTAATTGCGTTAGAAGAAGACTGGAGAAGAACCATTGATGGTATCTTATCTATAGAAGCTAACGCAAAGTTACACATCGATAGAATACGAGAGCAGTTTACTAACGAAGAGTTAGATCAGTTCTTTGATGTCCTATATGATGGCGAGAACAGAAACAGGGTATGGGTACATGCTCATCATGGTGCTAACGACATTGATTCTATATTCAGCAAGCTACGCTTTATGATTGTAGGTTGTGAATGTAAGTGGGTAATCGTTGACCACCTTCACATGCTTGTATCAACCAGCATTGAAGGAGATGAGCGCCGTTCTATTGATGCTATCATGCACAGACTGAGGACGTTAGTAGAGGAGACAGGAGCTGGTATCATTCTTGTATCACATCTACGTAGGATTGATGGCAACAAGGGACATGAGAACGGTATTGAGACTGGCCTTAGCCACCTCAGAGGATCTCAGAGTATCGCTCAGTTGTCTGACTGTGTACTAAGTCTTGAACGCAACCAGCAATCAACAGATAATGTTGAAGCCTCTACCACACGGGTCAGGATTCTAAAGTCTAGATACACTGGTGACGTTGGATTAGCTACCCACTTGCTCTATGATAATGAGACTGGTAGGCTGGCAGAGATCGAGACAGATGACATCACTAATAACAGTGAAGAAGAAGTCGTATTAGGATTTGAATAATGAGCAGACTTGTATTTGATATTGAGACGGATGGTCTTGATGCTACCAAGATATGGTGCATCGTGGCTCAAGATGTAGATTCTAAAACGATATACAGTTATGGCCCTAACCAGTTGGATGAGGGGTATGCCTTGCTTGACTCTGCTGACTCTCTTGTAGGTCACAATGTAATAGGCTTTGATATACCTGTTGTACGCAGGTTAATGAACCAGCCTAACTTTGCTGCCGACAAGCAGATAATAGACACTCTTGTTTTATCTAGACTATTCAACCCAGTTAAAGAAGGGGGCCACAGCCTCAATCAATGGGGACATACTCTAGGTTTTAAGAAGGGAGACTTCAAAGAGTTTGAGACTTACTCAGCAGAGATGCTAGACTATTGTATACGAGACGTAGAGCTAAACACTCAGGTGTACTACGCCCTCAAAGAATTGAGCAGAGGCTTCTCCCCTGTGTCAGTCAACCTTGAACATAAGGTAGCTGATATAATGAAGCAGCAAGAAGCTCATGGCTTTTACTTTGATGGCATGAAAGCAGAGCTTCTGTTAGCCGAGATACGTGAGCGTATGCAAGTAGTAGAAGCAGAGACTAAGGAAGTGTTTCTTCCTAAGATAATAAAACAAAAGTTATATCCTCGCTATACTATGGCTGGTGCTATCTCTAAAATTGCAGATAAAGAAGAAGCCTACAACCTCAGACACTTTGATGATGAAGCAGCGGATGCTATCTCAGGTGTCCGTTTAACAGAAGAAGAGCATGAGCTGTTCGCTGAGAAGAATCATGAAGTCCCATTACATATTACTAGGACAACATGTATCGAGCTTAACATTGGATCTCGTAAGCAGATTGGAGAGTACCTTCAAGACTTTGGGTGGAAGCCTACTGAGTTAACTGTTCACGGCAGACCAGTTGTTAACGAGAAAACTCTCAGTAAGATACAGGGCATACCTCAAGCAGAGCTAATCAAAGAGTTCTTTCTGCTTCAGAAGAGAGAAGGTCAGATTAAGTCTTGGCTAGAGAAGGTAGAGGACGATAGCAGGGTACATGCTTTTGTAATACCTAACGGTACTATCACAGGTCGCATGTCTCACAAGTCTCCTAACATGGCACAGGTTCCTAACTTAGGTTCTAAGTACGGAGCAGAGTGCCGGTCTTGTTGGACTGTACCCAAGGGATACAAACTGGTAGGCATTGATGCGTCTGGTCTAGAGCTACGAATGCTTGCTCATTATATGGATGATAAGGAGTACACAAATGAAATCCTTAACGGAGACATACACACCGCTAATCAAAAACTTGCAGGACTTGAATCAAGAAATCAGGCTAAGACTTTCATATACGCACTGCTCTACGGAGCAGGAGATGAAAAGCTCGGAAGCGTGGCTGGAGGAGGTAAGAGGACTGGTGAAAAACTTAGAAAATCATTCTTCGATAATCTACCATCATTCGCAACTCTTAGAAATAAAGTTGCAAGAACAGCGACAGAAAGAAGCTACCTCAAAGGGCTAGATGGTAGGAAGATTCCTATCCGCAGCGAGCACTCAGCACTTAATACTTTGTTACAGGGTGCTGGTGCTATCGTCATGAAGCAAGCAGTTGTTCTATTAAATGACAAGATCAAAGACTTAGATGCACACTTTGTAGCTAACGTACATGATGAATGGCAGATAGAAGTAAGAGAAGACTTAGCTGATACAGTAGGTAAGCTTGGTGTTGAGGCAATCATTGAAGCCGGTAAGGTTCTTAAACTTAAATGTCCTCTTGATGGGGAATATAAAGTAGGAGATAACTGGAGTGAAACACACTAATAAAGATAGATTATGTTTTTGTGAAGAAGTAGAGCAATACCTCCCAATAAAATACGATTTGAAATTAAACAAATACGTACCTTCAGACCCTTCTGATAAATGGGAAGAGTGGGAGGAGCATTATTTTGAAGACAGCCCACCTTTTACTGTTAGTATAGGCAGCCATTCTTGCTCTGTGACTAACCACTGGAGACATTCTAGTGAGACAGAGTTTGGAGACATTGATAATGTTTGTTATTACTGCGCCAAAGAAATTATAAAAAATAATCAGTAAACATAAAGGAAATACTTCTGATGGAACACACTACCGAGTACGACTGGAGTTACAGCAGAACCAACTCAAAGGGAGAAGCAAAATTCAGACACACTACAAACGAGAGCGTTGAAGATGTTATGGCTTATCTTGAAGAACAAGATATAGATTTTGAGTATATGGAAGGGGCCAGTATGCTCTGGATATACTGTAAAAAAGGCGCTTATTCTTATTATTATACAACAGGAAGATGGGCGCGACAGACTAGAGGCCGACCTCCTAAACATTATGTAGCCAAAGGGATAAAAGATTTTCTAGAAAGATTTATTTTAACTGAAGATAATAATAAACCTGACTTTGAAAAGATGAAAAAAGATATATACGATATGATCCTAAAGGATATAAAAGAAGCAGGAGCTGAAGGGACAATACAGAAAAAAATAAATGATAAGTATGAGCATCTTACAGAGTGGCGAAAGGATGTTATAAGAGGCAGCTTTGCTAGATTGAAAGAAAATGGAAGCATCTTTTGTAATGGAGACAAAGAAGGTAGGTCAAAAATTATGCGTCATAAAATGTATAAGGAGAACATCTCTAATGAAACCAACTAAAATAACAAACGATAAACCTAAGCATGAGCCTAACAGATTAGGCGATATGGCAGAACACTACGCTATCACTTGGTTATGGGACAACGGGTATCACGTATTCAAGAATTGTGGTTGTACAGGCCCTATCGACATTGTTGCCTTAGACCCACAAGGAAAAGTAACGCTGATAGATGTTAAGTCTTACAAGGACGGTAGGCTGGCATCAAAGACTCCGCTTCAAAAAGAACTTAACGTACAGTACCTCCACTATAACTCCCTCACACGCAAGTGTAGATTCGTAAGGCATCGCAAATGAAAAACTTAGACACACTAATCCATGACATATACACTGTACTTGACGGCCTCAACAGCGACAAGGGAGTGGACATACCTGAAGAACTAATGGAAGAGTTTCTTGTTAACGTAAGAGAAGCTCTTGAAGGCTGGTCAACCCCTCACCTACAGTCTAAGACAGTACGTATGTCTAATGTAGGAAGGCCGCTGCGCCGCGTGTGGTACGACATGCAGGACACCGACCTTACAAAGGAGCGTATGCAGCCGTCAACCTTTATTAAGTTCTTGTATGGTCATCTTCTTGAGTCTGTTGCTATCCTCCTCATCAAGCTGTCAGGGCATACTGTTACTGACATGCAGAAAGAAGTAGAGGTTGATGGCATCAAAGGCCACATGGACTGTAAGATCGACGGAGAGGTAGTTGATATTAAGACAGCCTCTAACTTCTCTTTTAAAAAGTTTTCCTCTGGTGCACTGGTTGACGATGATCCCTTCGGTTACATGGCACAGCTTGCTGGGTACGAGGAAGCAGAAGGTACAGAGGATGGCGGCTTCTTTGCTATCAACAAAGAGACAGGAGAGATCTGCTTGTTCAGGCCGGGACAGTTATCCAAGCCGAACATTAGAACAAAGATAAGCAATATCAAAGATAGCTTAGAGGTAGATGAACCGCCTTCTATTTGTTATCCTCCTATTGCAGAGGGTAAGAAAGGTAATCTACGGCTCGCTTCTGGCTGCGTCTACTGCCCTCACAAAGCTAAGTGCTGGAAGGACTCTAACAATGGAAGTGGTCTTAGAGCTTTTAAATATTCTAACGGCGTTAAATATTTTACCAGAGTAATATCACAACCTAATGTGCTGGAGATTCCCTTACGATGAACAGAAGACTATCCAAAAGAGTTAGCAAGAAAGCTTTAGAAATATCAGTAGAGTGGCTCAAGAGCTTGTTGTCAGACGCAGAAGCTGCTAAGGTTAGTGTCAAAAATATACCTAAAGA